CCCATTCTTCTGTTTCTATTTCTACTTCTAGATGCGGTTGGCGTTACGTTTGTTTGGCTAGAAACATTAGTTGAAGTTGGAGCATTAACATTAGTGGGTGCGACTGTCGTTACTACTACGTTCCCAACTCCAGCAGCAGCCTGAGCAGACTGTGCGTTGATCTCAGATCCTTTATTTCCTCCTGCTCCACCTGCTCCTCTACCTTCTGCTTTGTTTTTGGCGAACTCAGCAGCTTGTCTTTGATTTGTTTCATCGGCAAGCATATTCATTTTCAATTCATCAACTGATATGCCTTCACTCTTAGCCTTTTTCTTGAGTCTGTTTTCTTCTATAACACCATCACGTGCCGCACGCTCGGCTTCTAGATTAGCTCTTTCCCCAGCAAGTTCTTCTTTACTCAGACCGCCAAGAAATGATGGGATCAAACCCCTCAAGCTCAATAGTTTATCTTCAATCCAGTCGCTGATTGTTAATCTTATGTCCTGGATAAAGTCGAAGAATTTGGCAAACATCTCAGCGAAAGAGAAGCTGTCGAGTTTTTCTGATAGCCCTTCAAATCCCAGCTTTTCAGCAATCCAAGAAACTAGATTTTTGAGTAGATCGAGGGGAACAGCAACTAGTCCAGTGATGACTCCTTCAAACGCACCCGTGATACCACCGAGAATACCTTCCTCGGAGAATCCTTCCATAAACCCCTTGACTGCATCGATGACGCTCATGATGATTGTCACTGGTAGAAATAGTTTACCAAGAAGTCTACCAGCTGATCCTGCGAATTTAGCTACAGGTTTGAACCCGTCCGAGATTGCTTTTCCTATACTGGCGAATTTACCGCCCTGCCCAAACACTCCTTTTATGGAGGTTCCGATTTCTTTAAGTCTTTGTATTCCTCTGCTGACCGAATCGCTGATAGGATTCAAAACTCTACCAAACTTTTCAAAGGCGAACGCTTTAAACTGACTACCAAGACCTTTTACCCAGTTGCCGAATTTCTGGAATGGCGCAAACAATTTTCCTCTTGTGAGATCGTTTAATACTTTAAACTCAGCCTTGAGTTGACCAAAAAATGCAACTATTGTTATGATAGGGGCAGCAATTAATGCAGCTAGACCACCAAGACCCATACCGCCTTTTCTCCCCAAGTCCTTTAACCCTTTGACTAGACTTTCTCCTAAATCTTTAATTCCGCCAACTAGTGAAGCCATTAAAGTTGTTTGTTCTTCATCACGCCTTGCTTGTTCTCTACGCTCTTCAATTTCTTGTACAGAAGCTCCTTCCATCGCAGCCACAATGCCATTAACAATGTTTGAAGCTGATTGAAATCTTCCCCTCTCATCCCTTTCAGCCACTCTAGCTTGAATCTCTCCCGCCTCAGTGACGAAAGTATTTGTATTTAAACCATATTCTTCAAGAGATTTTTGTAGCGAGTCAGCTGCATCTTGTTGAGAATCTTTTAATTCCTTTTGGGCTTTGAGTAGTAAAAGTTCATCACGTGTGATTCCAGCTTTTTTCGCTAATGCTTCTTCTTCTTTTTTCTGAGCACGTCTCTGACCGATAAATGATTTGTCAAATTTATCTTTCAAACTTTTAAATGGATTTAACTTTGTAATTTGTTGTTTGGCGAAATCATTTAGCGCTACCGATGTCTTAGCAAAAGTCTTATTGCTGGCGGTAAATGACCGCATAGCCTTTGCTAGCTGTTCTTGATTCTGGGCTACTAGTCTATTAGTATCCAAATTATTTTGTAAGACTTCCGGAAGTTGTGATTGAGCCATTAGCTAATCCTATTTCTTTTTATTTTGGAACCCAAAGAAAGCAGCAACGATACCAGCAACAGAAACGAAGTATGTTGGTGCCATACTACCTAATGTTTTCTGCGCTTCGTCTAGTCCTACTAACGCTGCAATAACAACAGCGAATGGGTATAGTAACAAACCAGCAAGAGCGAACCATGTCATATTGCGCTGAGCATCGCGCATGGCATCTGCGTCTTCAAGTTCTTTTCTTTTAAATTCTAAGTACAGCCTTTCTTCAGCTTCACTCACTTTACCATCTCCGTTTGTATCGGCTGGGTGAAACACTTGTTTATTTTCAGTTTCTTCTGACATCATTATTTCCTATTCTTCATTTCTTCTTCTTGCTCTTTTAGAAATTGTTCTAAAAGAGTGACATAAATATCACGCTCAAATGGAATCATATCATCCAGCTCAGATAAGCTGTAGTTATGGTGTTGCATTAGAGCGAAGTTCATCTGGTACATATTCGCCAGCGATTCATGTACCATGCTTATGTAAAAAAAGCTGCGAGTCCCTCCAGGGTCATCTCATCTTCTTCGCCACATTCTGGGCACTTCCATTTCACAACCTGCTGTAGCTTTGGGGCATTATTAAAAAACTCAGTAATCTTAGCAAACTGCTCGGAACTCAATTGTTCTAGCCATTGTTCCATTTCTTTTTTACTGAATTCGCCATAAACATTTTCTTCATCATAAACATACTCAATACAACCTGCTATCATATTAAACAAATCTGAAGAAGAATCGGTATCAACGCCTCCTATATCGCTCATTCCAGCAAATCTAAGTTTAACACCGATAGAGTCATCCAGTTGAACCTTATCGCTCGGCAACTCTCCAACAACTTCAATATCATCAATATTAATTTCAATCTCAGTTCTGTGTTGACATGGATTGTCTGGGTCGGAGTGTCCAATTTTTAATTCTATCACTTCCCCGACAGACTTTCCTCGCAACTTCAAGAATAAGTATTCTACATCGAATGTTGCTAATTTATCCAGTTTCACATCACTCAAGATACAGTTGCCAAGTATTTTCATAATGGCATTAGTAATCTCGGTTTGATCATTCCCCTCTAAAGCCATAAGAAGTATTTTTTCTTCTTTGACCAAGAATGGTCTATATTTTATCTCCTCGCCTGTCGACGGCACTTTCGTCAAAAACTCAGGCGCAGATAACGATGGTAAAGCCATGATATTCTCCAGTTATATAAAATAATTTAAAATTGTAATGCGCTTCTAATCGAGGCAACTCTGTTATTTATGTTACCTATAGCAGCATTAATTTGCCCGCCAACTTCACTCGCCCCAACAATACTTCCGAGGCTTGGTATATTCACACTTCCACTTATACCACCAGTTCCGAGTCTGACCGAAAAACCAAAACCCTTTTCGGGCTGGTCTTGTTTAGTGTATAGACACTTATAATTTTTGTACGCAAACGTAACACCTAATTTAGCAGCACCATCTTCAGCCCAGTTCATCGTTATTGGGTTTATGATTAGCGGATACGCATCGTTTAGTGTGTGTATCGAATGCAACTTTCCATGAGAACCATACTGGCGTATCTCTACAGTACCAGCATAATCGTCAAAATATTTTGTATTAAAGTTGGCTTGTCCATTATTTGCGGAGAACGCTCCAGTCCCAACCATTTTATCTTGCCAGATTTCAAAGTATTCCTTTTCTCTCATATCTTGGCTCAAGATAAATTGAACAGTCACGTCACCGTATATTTGACCATAAGCCACTTTGTTGATTGGACCATAGTTCTGGAACTTATGCTCAACAGAAGCTATACTTCTTCCAGGAATATCAGCAGTCTCAGCTCTATATGTAAGTTCCCGCTCAGTTCCTACATCACCTCCACCTTGAATGAACACTTCAAAGTGTGATGTCTTGGCGAATCCGCTCTTATTGAGCGATGATACCATATCGTTGACGTTAAACCCCATTAGATCATTTTCCTACTGTCTGACCAAACTTTTGTTTTCTTAGCCTTCATAAACCTTTCTGTCGGCAGGAATAATGCAGTATCCCACTCTGTAGAATTAATCTCAATAAACTTTGATCTTACTTGCGAATTGAGATAATGTTTAAATGTTGGCTTAAAGAACCTAAATTTACTAGCACTATTTAGTACATCATATGTTATTTTTAGCTTCGTAGATTCATCATATTTCGTATTATTTGTGATATCATATAAAGAATCCATTAATCTGGCTCTAAGTTGAGGTGGTAAGTAATGCAAGTTTATTCCGTAGAACCCACCAGGAGCTACACTCACCATAAAGATCAAAGGGAATCTATCATAGTATGGCATCTTTTTCGCACCTTTTGGTTCATATTTGAAGTGGTACATCCTGCCGATAAGAACACGTGACTTCCTACTGTCGCTAGATTTGATTATGTTATCTGGATAAACATCAGCGCTTCTTTGTTCTCTAGCCTTTTGCCTAAACCAATCTCTGGCAGCTTGCGTGCGAGCAGGGATCTGCCCTTTACGAACACCTGCTGCAAGTATATTGTCAAATATTTCTGCCATCTATTGCCTCTGTTATGGTACTATTTATTCTTTTTGTACAGCTCTTTTTCTGTAAGTATCTGAAACTTCCATCCGCGATCAGCGCAGTAATCAATTGCTGCTTCCCATTTAGCTTGATTGACTCCCCAAGTCTTGACTTCGTTCAGATACTTTTTGGTCAGGCGTTTCTGCGGTTTAGGTTCACGAGTTTGGTGGTGCGGTTTGACTTCAATCATAATCGTTTCTTTATTCTTAGTTCTGATAATAAAGTCAACGAAATAACGATGCTTCTTACCGTCGATCGGAGAGCGGTATCCTATGGGAAAGGGTTCCGAAGCCCACCAAATTATATCTGGGTTCTTATCAAAGTATGACATGCAGTTTAGTTCCCAGCTCGAGCGATAAATAATATCTGAAGGATCTCCCTTATATTTCTCAGGGAACTTACATTGATATTTTCCTTTATAAAATTGAGCCATAATCTGCTTATAAATAGATACGTCAACGCATATTTATACAGGCTCTTTCAATGAAAATAAACCTGAAACAAGTAACATCTGGAATTAAATCGCAGGTTGCCCAAGTAACGGGAAATCTAGAAAACATTGCTGGCGCAGCAGGTAAAGGCGCATTCTCAGTATCAGCTGGAAGTAATGGTATTTCTATTAATGCTAATTTCAATTCGCTTATAGAAAAAACTAAAATCGGCAACCTAATCAATTCTCCACTAGCGGATTTATTTGATAATAACAAAGTCAAAGAACCGCTACAGTTCCCTGCTGATTTGAATGACGAACATTATATGATTTTCACAGTTAAGAATCGTATTCGTCAAAGTAGGAAAGAAGCTGCTGAAGATTTAACCATTAGGAATATAGTATTACCCATTCCTAGCAACCTAGCAACAACTTATGGCGCTCAATATGAGAATGCTGATTTAGGCGCTCTCGGTGCTGCAGCTGCAGGTAGAATATCTGCTGACCAACTAAGTGCAGCTGGTAATGATCTGAGTGAATTGATATCATCGAGAATAAGCCAATCAGTAGGCGCATTTAAATCTGGAGATACTGATGCTCAGGTTCAAGCAGGAGCGCCTCTGGCTGCAGCTGTTGCCACAGGAGTAGCTGGTAAAGTAGGTGGCTCTTTGGGTGCTGGTCTTGGTGGTGCGTTTACTGGTGCTTCGGTTGTTCAAGGCGTAGGTCTTGATGAAGGGTTGGCTGTAAACCCGCATATGGCTGTATTGTTTAAGGGCGTAGATATGCGTGAGCATTCCTTTAACTACAAGTTCATAGCCAGAAACCAAGAAGAATCTGAAAACATACAGAAAATAATAGGAGCATACAAATATCATATGCATCCAGAATATGCAGCTGGTTCTCTTGCTTTCAAATACCCAGACGAGTTTGAAATTTCATTCGCCGACGCAATCGCAGGAAACTTATATAAGATAGGGACATGTGTATTGAAATCAATGACTGTTAATTATAATGGCGAGGGTATGCCTTTATTCTTTGACCAGACTGGTGCGCCTGTTTCTATTGAGTTACAGCTTGCTTTCCAAGAAACGAAAATTATTACACGTGATGATATGGATTCTGGATTACCGCAACCAGTTAATTCTAAGCCAGAGGGATCATAATAATGTCTAACTATTTTTCATATTTCCCGACAATAGATCATGACCTGACTAATGCTGGCAATAAAGTAAAACTGACAAATATTATGAGAAGGTTTAAGGTTCAGAGCGAAGTCTCTAACCTTGCTAGTGTGTATTACGAGTATGATATTCAGGATGGAGATAGACCAGATACTGTGGCGGAGAAGTATTATGGCGATTCGAAATATGCTTGGTTGGTTCTGCATTTCAGTGAGATGAAAGACGTCCATTTCGATTGGCCACTAGGTACTTATGATTTTGAAGAATATATTAAGGGTAAGTATGGTTCTATTGCGAACGCTCAAGCCCAGAACCACGAGTATAGAATATATCTTTCTAAAATTAAGAACGGAGTAAAAGTTCCAGCCACTTCCGAGGTTCTATACGATGGAACAATATTATTAGAAAGGGTTGTGGTTGTCGACGAAGCAACGTATAATGCAACTGTCTCAAACTATCGGAAAGCAGCAATCAGTAAGTATGATTATGAAGTTGAGTTAAATGATGCGAAGCGTTCTATAAAAATATTAGACAAAAGGTATTTGTCTCAAGTTAGAGATGAAGTTGAAGATATTCTGAGGAATGGCGTTTAATGTCAGAATCTATTGGTGGGTATAAACACGCAGGCGATGTTGATGTCCGAGCGTTTAAACTAATAACTGCTGCGGGGCAGTCGATAGACCTTGAGCCTATTACCGTTGAGTTCAGCGTGTATCAAAGTTTGTTTGAGCATTATCTGCAGTGCGACCTGATCTTAAATGATTCTCTTGGGTTGATAAACTCACTAAACCCAATCAAAGACGGAGTTACGCAGGGCGGTTTTTCTGGCGGTGATTTGTTAGTGGTTTCGTACAGGTCTAATGATGAAAGTTTGCCATACAAAAATCACGTATTTGTTTTATATGAAATGAGCGATAGGAAAAGGCTCGAGGAAAACAGCGAGGCATACTTCTTTTCAGGTATTAGTCTCGAGGCTTATAGCGCAACTTCGCAAAAGATATCTAGGTCTTATGGAGGCTCTGCTGGTAACGATATATCTTCTATGGTTAAAAGCATAACGGATGAGTTCATATACAGCAATTCAATTAAAGGACTACACAATAGCCTAAGAGAAACAACTAAGTTTAGAATAGAAAAGCAAAACGACATCGAAAGCACCATTGGTACTCATAAATTCGTTATACCAAATTTATCTGTTGACGATACTATCGACTTTTTATGTAAAGAAGCAGACAACGATGATCACATTCCATATTATTTGTTTTATGAGAACAGCAAAGGTTTTAATTTTAAAAATCTTGGAACGCTAGTCAATCAAGAACCAAAAGAAACATACAGATACATACTATCAAATTTTGGCGATGGGTATAAAGATCGAAAGAAAGAAGAATATACCGAAGCAACAAACATACGTTCGTTTGAGGTTTTGAAACAAGGTGACTTTTTAGAAAACTTAGAAACAGGGTTATTTCAGTCTAGGACTATTCACATCGATGTCCTAAGAAAGAATAAAAGAGAAGTAGTGTATAAGTATGATGATTATTTTCCAAAGTTCAAAAAGTTACAAAACCTTAAAATAGCTGGGGGTCAAACAAACGGAGATCCTCTTGTCCGTATGTTTACTTCTAGGAATGGTCACGACAACGACTCAATATTTGCTGACGAAAAGCCAAACCCGAAAAGGGGAACTGAACATATAGGGCAGTCGGAAGCATACTTCTCTCACATATTTAATACGCAACTGGAAGTTGTAGTTCCTGGAGATAGCGAACTGGATGCTGGTGATGTAATATATCTCGATATTCCTCCAGCAACAAACGTATTAGACCAAGTCAACGTCGGAGATAAATACTTGAGCGGAAAGTATTTGATTACTAAAGTAAGAAATAAATTCCTTGATGATTCTGAATCTATGTCAACAATTTTAGAAGTAGTCAAGGACACAGGAACAAAACAATAGGAGAAATGATATGCCGATCCCAGGATCAAGTAGAGATAAATTTTTATCAGAAGTAGCAAACTCTAATAAGCCAGAGTTCCTACAAGAAATTAAAGAACCTTCTCACGAAGAAGAAGAGTTGGTTGAAGAAAAGCCAAAGAAAAAAAGAAAGCCACGTAAAAAGAAATCATAAATGAGAGAGTTTGTCGGAAAGGGGAACTTCACTTGGTTTTTCGGTGTAGTTGAAGATCGTAACGACCCATCGCAACTGGGTCGTGTGCGTGTTCGCGCATACGGTTACCACACTGATGACAAAGATAAAATACCGACAGACTCTTTACCATGGGCTATACCTTTGGGTGGGATTGATTCCGCATCAATTAGCGGTATCGGTAAATCACCGACTGGTATGGTTGAAGGAACATGGGTTGTAGGATTCTTTTTAGATGGCGATAGGGCGCAAGAGCCTGCTGTAGTTGGCACTATTGCTGGTGCTCCATCTCAGTCTGCTGATACAGCGTTTGGTTTTAATGACCCAAATGGTATTTATCCCAAATACACTGACGAGTCGGATGTAAATAAAAGGGCGAGAGGTGTTGCTGATGAAACAGAAGAAGATGCTGGTAAGATAAGCATACCACCATCAACATATGCTCCAGTATATCCGATGAACCACGTTATGGAAACTGAGTCGGGTCATTATAAAGAATATGATGATACTGAGGGCGCAGAAAGGATTAAAGAGTTACATAGAAGCGGTACGATGTATGAGTTGTATCCTGATGGTGATAAAGTAACTCGAGTTGTAAAAGACAACTACACTCTTGTCGCTAGTAATGATAATCTGCACGTTAAAGGTAATGTTACAATTTTTGTAGATGGAGATACTAACCTTACAGTCGCAGGAACTACGACAGTTGATACACCAACGACCAACTGGACTGGTGATATAAATCTAGTTGGTGATTTAGATATTACTGGTAAATCTACAGCATCTGTCGATCATGTTTCGGCAGGAATATCTGGTAAGGGTCATACTCATACTGATACTCCAGGACTTGGTGCTGGTACTACGAGCAAGCCGAAGTAGGTATTATATGTCACATACACAGTTTCTAGACGAATCAGAATTTTCGCTTAAAATAGGTGGCATCGAGATCAACCCAACAACAGGGGATGGTATTGAGGGTCTGTTAAAACTTGATAATTGGACTATAGAAAAAGATAACACTAACCTTGTATTCAAGTACAATAGTGTTGAAAAGTTTAGGCTCTCCAATATTGATGGCGCTTCATCTATTTCGGCTAGATATGAGGAGTATGTGTATACATCAGCAAACCAACAAACAACCTTTACTGGTAGTGATGATTTCGGAGAGACGTTATCTTACAGTGAAGGGAAAGTTACAGTGTTTATGAATGGCGTTAGGTTGATGTCTAATACTGACTTCACAGCAACTAATGGTACATCTGTTATTTTTGAAGAACCAGTAAGTAACAATGATATTATTACAATACAATCCTTCTAGGGATTATAAATAGAAACTAATATTACTTAAAGCGGTACAATATTTATTATACCTGATTGATTGGAAATGTCAAGGATTATTTTATGTCACACGATAGTTTAGTTAATTTGTTTGAAACTTATATTCAAGAAAACGAAAAGTTTATTGGTGGTAATAAGGCAGCTGGTACAAGAGCAAGAAAGGCTCTAGCTGAGATAAGCAAATACTGTAAAGACAGAAGAAAAGAAATACAAGAATCTAAGAATTCAAAGTAGGGTTAAATGCCAAATCATTCGAATGGTGCTAAATTAAAAGTAAGAGAAATATACAGTGACGTTGACTTGGGGTTCTTCGCTCATCCTGTTACTGGGAATGTTTCTAAAAAGACTAATCGCGAAGCTGTAAGGCAGTCGGTTAAGTCTCTCATACTTACAGATTATTATGATAGACCATTCAAACCAAATATTGGTTGTGGGATTAGATACTATTTATTTGAGATGTTTACCCCAGCTGTAAAGCAGCAAATGGAAAGCGCCATCAGAGAAACGATAGCGAACCACGAACCAAGAGCTGATATTATAAACGTCTTGGTTGAGGAAAGACAAGATGTGCACGCACTTGTAGTTTCAGTAGCGTTCATGATAATAAACGATCCAGATCCAGTTGTTCTGGATATAATCTTAGAAAGAGTTAGGTAAATGGCAGCAAATACATACTTACAGGTTTCAGAATTAGATTTTAGTGAGATAAGATCAAATTTAAAAACTTATTTGGAATCACAAACAGCGCTAAAGGATTACGACTTCGAAGGTTCTGTGATGTCGACTCTTTTAGACGTATTGTCATATAACACTCATTATAATGCATATTATTTAAATATGGTTGCTAATGAAATGTTCTTGGATACTGCTCAGCAAAGAGACTCTGTAGTATCAAGAGCGAAAGAGCTTGGGTATACGCCTGTTTCTTCAGTTGGTGCTACGGCTGAAATTGAAATTACATTCTCAGGGGTAGAATCTGGTTTCGCACAGGTAATTATCCCTAAGAACTCTAAGTTTACCACTACCGTTGATGACGTAACATACACTTTCGTAACTCCTCAAGCCGAAAAGGTTGATGCCGATATTAATGGGGCGTTCAAGAAGAGCATAATTATAAAAGAGGGAGAGCCTCTTTCTCATAGTTGGACTGCTAGTGCTTCTAATCCTGTCAGATATATTATTCCAAATTCTGGAGTTGATACGAGTAGTATAACGGTAAGCGTTCAAGAATCATCTTCTGACGATACTGTTACTGAATTCAAATTAGCATCAAACATAAATCAAGTATATTCTACTTCTGCTGTGTATTTTATTGAAGAGACTGCTGACCGAAAGTATGAAATCATATTTGGTTCAGGTTCTTTGGGCAAATCAATCAAAGCTGGAAATATCGTTACTGTTAATTATCTTGTCAATAATGCGAACGCTACTAATGGCGCTTCGACTTTTAGTGTTGATTCTATAAATCTCAATGCTCCTTATGATAGCGCAACAATAACGAAAGTTGTTTCTAAAGCTAACGGTGGTCGCGAACAGGAAACTGTAGAATCAATAAAGTTTGCAGCTCCAAGAAATTATCAAACTCAAAATAGAGCAGTTATCGCTGGCGATTATGAAAGAATAATTCTCAATGAAAATGCTGACTTACAATCTGTTGTTGCGTTTGGTGGTGAAGAAGCATCCCCTCCGCAAAACGGAAAGGTGTTGATTGCTGCTAAACCATTTAATGAGAAGTTTTTGACAACTAGTCGTAAGGCTTCCCTTAAAGATTCTATATCTGACAGAACTCCACTTGCTGTTGATCCAGTTATTATCGATGGGGATTATACATATCTAATTCCAAGGATCACTACATTCTATGATTTAACTAAATCGTCACTCACCGAATCTGCGGTTGAGGCTGACATATTAAATCAGATATCAGAATATTCCACAAACAATCTTCAAAGGTTTGGTAATAAATTCAGATATTCGAGATTTGTAAGAACTCTAGATAATGCTGCTGGCGGTTACATTATGAATAATGATGCCAAGATAAGCATGCAAAAAAGAATAACCCCAAATACAGAAGCGGTTACTTCGGTTGAGATATTATTTAACAATGCTATAAGACCATCTACTGTAACATCAACCCAGTTTACATATAACGGATTTACGGCAAATCTTGATGATGATGGTTCTGGAAATTTAAGGATATTCAGATATACGGATGATAATACAATTGTTATTATTGATACCAACGCTGGAACAATAGATTATAATTCTGGTCGATTATTCTTACCAAACTTCGCTTTAACTGCATATGCGGATTTAGAGTTAAAGATTACAGTAACTCCTGAGAATTTAGACGTAAATCCAGTTAGGGAACAGGTTCTGTTGATGGAACCTAATGATGCAATTATTACTGTAATCGGCGAGCAAACCTAATGATAAAGGCAAAACTGTCAAGCCTAGTAAAAAACCAGTTCCCTGACTTTTATAAAGAAGAGGGCGAAAATTTTCTCGCATTCATTGAAGCGTATTATGAGTATCTTGAGCAAAACGGCAAACTGACTGATGCCATACAAAACCTCGAAGACTATAAAAATATAAACACGACTCTTGATGAGTATCTTGATTACTTCCAAGATACGTTACTCCCATCAGTTCCTCATGATGTGCTTGGCGATAAGAGATTAATGGCAAAGTATGTCAAAAATTTCAATATTGCTCGTGGCACAGAAGCATCATATAGGTTGATGTTTAGAGCGATTTATAATGAAGATATTGAGATAAATTATCCATCAGAACAAATGTTAAAGGTTTCTGACGGAGACTGGAGGCTAGATAGGTATCTTGTAACAAACTACGACACCCGTGCTTACGATCTTATTGGTAGAACAATACAAGGTAGGTTCTCAGGCTCACGTGCTTTAGTAGAAGATGTGGTTGGTCGTGTGGTTCGTAACCGTGATGTTATGCAAATTTTAGTTTCTAATGTTGTAGGTAGGTTTGAGCAGAACGAACCAATAAAAATCTACGAAGAAGAACTGACAGCAAATACATACTCACCCAAAGTTGAGGTTGGGATTAGTTCCCTGGACATTATTAATGCTGGTGGTGAATATGAAACTGGTGATGTTGTAGAACTAATTTCTGATAAAACTGGAGACCTCGGTAAAGTTGTTGTTACTGGGACAGTTGATCTTGGTGGTGCTATAACATTTGATTTGAAAGATGGCGGTTCGGGTTATACGAGTTCAGCTAATGGACCAGATCAAGGCGAGACGCAGGTTGAAATACTTGGCGGTGATGGGCAAACTCCTGCCAGCTTCACTGTAGATCTACCTGATATTGGTGATAGATTTGCTATCTACATGAACACAGATCTTATTAGTAAGCCGAACATATTTGGAGAAAAAGCTCCTAATGTAAATTATCCAGCAACAATGTTTAAAGATGCTAATACTGGCATAATGAACACTTTTGCCAATACATTATTGAGTTCACCCAATTACGGTTTTCAAGAACAGAATGAAACTGAAACGAATCAGGATTTCTTTACTAACGCCAATGCTGTTATTGTTATTGCCAATACCAAAGCAGTGCCGTTAAATTCAAGTTTGTACGGATCGTCCACTGGCGCCAATGCCCACGTTACTAATATTCTTGTTGGTACTGACGGTGCCACCGTATTGAAAGTAAATACCTATAAGAATTTTGATACAAATGATACAATCCATCTGGGGTTCAGTACTAGTGATGAATCTATCGGTACTGTAACGTCATTCAGTTCTAATGCTGTTGGTCGTCATATTTTGGATATCGGTGTTACTGATGGGGTTACTATTAGCGAGGGTGATGAGTTTGTATCAGTAAATCCTAACGAAGCTGGCAATTATAGTTTTGGCGTTGTTAAGAAAATTATCTCACAAGCCACTGACGCATATACGCACGACCCAGAAGGAACTGCTGAAGTTCGTGATCTATATTCTGTTATGATCTCAGCTAACAGTACATCTCAACTAACTGATCAGTTTGATATTGGACCGATTGTTCCATTTAGAGAAGAAGATGGGATCAAAGTGGTGGGTAGTTCTACAGTCATCGCTAATGTAGCAACCGCTGCATATACTTCAAATACCAATGTTGAAAATATACATATGAATATTGGTGACTGTATCATATTTAAAGAATCTACTTTTGGTACAATTGAAAACCTTTCTAATAGAGTTGGCGGTTCAGGATTTAGTGTTGCGCCAACAGTTGAATTAATTGAACCAAATATTTCAACTCTAGGTATTGGCGAGCAATATGTCACATTAGAAAGTGATGCAAGTTTAACAAATACTACAGACTCAAACGATAAGCTGGTACAAGCATCTTCGGGAGCTTCTGGTGACTTGAAACATGTAGCGGATTCTGTACAACAACCTAATGGAAAGTACCATACTGTTGTTAGGTGTTGGCAAACATTCCTACAAAGAGAACCTGGAAACATATTCTTCGCTAATAATCAAAATGTAACATTGGAGCATTATGGTAGCGAGTATATCCCAGGAACTCTTGATACAAGAACTGTTGCTTCTTCTGAAACGGTTAAGATAGTTAATATTCAAGACGAAGGTGTTCTAGGTAAAAATGCTGTCGTCGATGCTAGGGTTGGTGCTGATGGTACTGCTACAGGTTTCCGTATCATAGATTCAGGTTTTTCATATATTGATGGCGAGCGTGTTCGTGTTAAGGAGTCGGGTAGAACAAACTCCACTCAAGCTGTTGTTGATTTGACTTTATCTGGCGTTGCTAATTCTCAGGGATACTATGCCACTTCAAGAAGTCATGTATCAACCAAAAGAGGTTTCATACAAGATAGTAAATTCTACCAAGAGTATTCATACCAAGTTATCGCTCCATTAGCTGTTGAAAGATACAGAGATATAGCATTAAAGTTGGTACACCCTGCAGGACAGGCTCTATTTGGCAAGTATCAACTACATTCGAACGTAAATATCGACATAGCAACTTCAAGAAAAAATACAACAATGCTAAAATCTGCTGGCACGGTTTCTATCACTGAAGATAGTTCTAGCATAGTTGGAACTGGAACTGAGTTTACTTCTCACTTCGGCACTGCTAATTCCATGATTGTAGAAATAACTGAAAATAACTACATCAATATTCCGCTAAATAGTGTAACAAATGATACAACAGCAACTGCTAAAATTGCATGGAATGGTTCCGCGATTTCAGGCGCTAAAATATTTTACAGGACAGGTGAAATAACCTAATGGCAACTTATAGATACGCAACTAAAGAATTATCAATAGCATCTGCTAAGGCTTTCATAGAGAAAGTTCAGCATGTGGATGAATCGTCAACAGAAAAAAAATCATCAATAATTTATGCTGTTTTGGGTCATAGTAACCAATGGGATAATGAGCCAACGCAAAACGCAATAAGATCAAGTAGACAAGATTCTACGTTGTATCCATATAGAAACTTTTTTGGTGGAAAGAAAATATCTGCTGGAGATATTTCGCATGTTGCTCGACGTGTCGATTGGGTTTCTGGTACAGTTTACCCGATGTATAAAGATACGGTTGAGAACTTATACGATACAGACTTTTACGTTATGACTGATGAGTATAATGTGTATAAGTGCTTGTATAATAATAAAAACGCAGCATCGACAGTTAAGCCGACTGGGTTTACAACATCTTCTGTGACTCTTTCTGATGGATATACGTGGAAATATATGTATAGTATATCATTAGGTCAAGCTGAAAAGTTCACGACGACAAATCATATTCCAGTTCAGACATTATCAAACCCCGACTCTACCCCAGAACAAACAAGACAAGGCGCAGTTCAGGATGCATCCGTCAATGGTTCTATTGAAATTGTAGAAACAAATGTTATTGGTTCTGGGTATTATCAACTAGATAACATAGACGTAGAAGCTGCAACATCAACTACTTTGAGATTTTCAGGTTTGGGTTCAGGTCTGTATGGCTCTTTGTCTACTAATGACGATTTCTATAACGGATCGAGTATATACATAAAGTCAGGAACAGGATCTGGTCAGTTAAGAAGAATTACTGATTATGTTGGCGAAACAAAAACTGTAACTGTTAACACGCAATTTACTACAATTCCAGATCAAACTTCTACCGCTATCATTTCTCCAACAGTTACAATTATAGGAGATGGGTCAGGCGCACAGGGTTATGTTAAGGTTCATACAGGAACAGGAACAGTAGCAAATGTTAGCATAATTAATGTCGGTTCTCATTATACTAGAGCTAAGTCATATATTTCTGGAGGGCAAGGAACTGGTGCGACTGCTAATGCAATAATCTCACCTAAAGGCGGTCATGGCTCAGACCCAATATCAGAACTTGGCGGTGACAAGTTGATGGTTAATGTTAAGTTCCAAGGAAGTGAGGGTATATCAGCAAACGGTAATGGGTACATACCAGCAAATACTGAGTTTAGAACTATCACGTTGCTCAAAGATCCAATGCTAAAGGTAGACTCAAATAATGAACCAGTTTCAGTTGAGTCGGTTGCTAATACGTCAAATAGTCCAAGCACTCTTAGATTCACGCATCGTGCTACAATTTCATATGAAAATATGGATGGCGATGTACCAAGTAATCCTCTATATGCTGATGATATTATTACAAACGAAAGAATGAGATTAGCTGCAGAGCTTGGTACGTTAGAGTTTGTCACAGAACTCAATCCTCAGGATAGAGAAGATAACGCTATGAGGAATGCTCTACAAGGCGCTAATGCTCAGATAGTGTATATTAGAGATGATGAGATAAAAGATGATACATCTTTCTACACAGTTTACCTAAATAATGTACAGAGTAATGGGGATAGGATAGCGTTTGCTAAAGATGATACTATTCTAAAGAAAGGTAGTGAAGAAAAAGTAGCTGTCATTGAAGAATATGTATATCCAGAAGCTAATACATTTTCTGGCGAAGTTCTCTATGTTGAGAATATAGAAAAAGTAACGAAAGACCCCGATCAAATAGAAGATATTAAAGTCATATTAGATTTTTAAAGGTATTATAAATGGCGTCACTAGAAACTAACTTAAACCAAAGTCCTTTCTTCGATGACTTTAATGAAGAAAAGAATTTTCATCGTATTCTGTTCAGACCTGGATTTGCTGTTCAAGCCAGAGAGCTTACACAAATTCAATCTATTTTGCAGAATCAAATAGAGAGGTTTGGTGATGAGTTCCTCCATAACGGGACTATTATTGATGGTTGTGCTGTAGACCCAGAAAAGTGGTCTTTTGTAAAGTTAAAAGATAGAGATCCGACCAACGAAAACCCAATACTTTTGGGGAGCTTTTTTGACGATAATGCCGAAATAGAAGACGCAACAATAACAGGAGCAACAACTGGAGTTACAGCCAGATTACTTTATGCTGTTGAGGGTTCAGAATCTGCAGATCCAGACTTCCTTACTATTTTCGTATCATATACTAACTCAGGAACCGACCAAGAAACTAAAACATTCGCTGATGATGAAACTTTAACGATTACAAGAAATAGCGACAGCGTTGTTCTTGTTAGCGCTAAGACTATAGCGTCTAATTCTACTGGTACTGGTTTGGGTGTTTCTTGTTCCGAGGGTGTGGTTTACCATAAGGGCAACTTTATAAGATCTAAAGAGCAAGTTGGTGTAGTCAGCAAATATACCACACAGCCAACATTAAGAATTGGTTTTGAAACAGTAGAGAGTATTGTCGATTCTAACCAAGATTCTTCACTACTTGATAACGCTTCAGGGGCAACTAATTTCACCGCTCCTGGCGCTTCTCGTTTAAAAATTGAAACTAAAATCACCACTAGAGATATAAATTCTGCAAATACTGCAGACTTTTTTGTTGTTGCTGATGTTCAAGACGGTATTATAACCAGAAAATATGAGACAGCTTATGGTGACCTTGAAGATGAGTTGGCACTAAGAACTTATGAAGAATCTGGTAATTATGCTTTAGAACCTTTTAATGTTTCAATTCATGAACACTTACGAAGTGATGTAAATGATGGCGTTTATGGGTTAACTGGTTCTGATACTGTTGGCAACAGTAGTTTGTTGGTTGTACAAACTGAACCATCTACTGGTTATGTCAGAGGTTATAGAACTGAATTAGTAAAGGCTGATAAGAAAACAATTGATAAGGCTACTGATACTGACACAAGAAATGCAGTTACTGTTGGGCAAACTGTAGGTAATCATGTTATATGTAACAGCGTATTCGGTACATTTAGTTCTCAAGATTTAGACCTTGTAACTTTGTACGATCAGCCTCAATCTACAGAAACAACTGGTAGCGCAGATACAAGCATAGAAGGAACCGCAGTCGGTACTGCTAGAGTTCGTGGTTTTGAATATCACGAGCAAGGGAAGTATAGAATATATCTTTATGATATAAAAATGAATTCTGGCAAATCATTCCGCAGTGATGCTCAGTCTTTGGTTATTGAAGATTCAATGGGTACTAATTTAAACTCATACGCCAATATAGTATTAGAGGGCGGTGTAGCTAAACTCAAGGATACCAATTTACTCAACCTTGTATTCCCTCTACAAAGCTCTGGCGTTAAAACACTATCTTCTTCGCAGTATGTTTACAGAGAAGAACAAGATATTACGATCAACCAAAATGGTGAGGCTACTGTTAGCCTCGAATCTGCTCCAGCTGGAGGGTTACACTCATTTAACGATACTGGCGACCTTTCTACTGCAGATAGAACGAATATTATTATTGTATTTAAGGAAGCCGATTCGGGTAATAGCATTAAGGTTGGTGATATTTGGGATTGGAGTCAAGGCGGTACAGTAGATGTCGACACGCAAATGAACATTGACCTTAATGTAGCTACTACGTTGGGGCAGGCGTTTGCTCAGGAAATAAACGCTACGGTTTACTACAACGTATTGCGCTCTTCAACAACCCCTGCTGCTAAAACACTACAAGCATCTAGACATATCCATATTAATACAGCAACTGTCACCAATAGACAGTATGGTCCATGGAATTTAGGTGTTCCTGACGCATTCAAACTCGAAGGCGTTTATAGGTCTACAGATGCTGATATTGCTAATATAGGCGAAGATATTACTTCTCACTTCTCTTTGGATGACGGTCAGAGAGACTCGCATTATGATGGGGCGAGACTGTTTAAAAATACGTCAAGCACCATAGATATCTCAAACGAAAATCTTATTGTTAAGTTTAGCCATTTTACCACAGATAGAACTTCTGGTCTGGGATACTATACGCTGGATTCATATCCTGTTGATGATGATAACCCAGATGATACTGACAAGATAACTACTCCTGAAATTCCTATATTTGTAAGATCCTCTGGTGAACAAATTGATCTTAGGGATTCGGTTGACTTCAGACCGTTGAAGGCAAACACATGTGCTCCTGTAACTACAGGAACAGCGCCAACTAACCCAGCAATTCCTACAACATATAATATACAATCTTCGGGCAGTTACTTCCCAACTCCTGATGAGAACTTCCAAACTAATATTGAAAGATATTTACCAAGAGCTGATTTAGTGGTAATGCGCTCTACTGGGGAAATCCGTGTAATTAAAGGCGCTTCTAGCGATACTCCATTACTTCCTCAAGCTAGTGATAATTCGATGACACTTGCTGAGGTATTTATTCCACCATATCCTTCTTTGTCTCCATCAGCAGCTGCATATTATGGTAGACCGAGATATGAGGTTATAGTTAATCGTACTGACAACAGAAGGTTGACGATGGAAGATCTGAGGCACCTTGAAGACGAAGTTGCTCTTCAGCGTGAGATGATCCAATTAAACCACAAAGAAATTCAAGCGTTATCTAGGAGCGTGCTTACTGATGCTGATCCAGAAAATTGCGCAGAACCGCCAAAGGATAGCGTTATAGTAGATCCTCCTGCTGACGCTGTTATCGAGAATACGTTGAGGAGTTCGGACTATCCGTTCACCAGAGATCCTTTGCGTGTGATACCAACTCTTGAAGATGTAGAAATAAAATTAGACCCTGAGTCCTTCACAGCTTCGATGCAATCAAATACCGTTTTGACTTTGATTCCCACTGGTTCTGCTACATTTGTTGAGCAAAATTTCGCTACCCAACCAAGACAGGTTACAGTTAAGAGTACAGTTCCAGCGAAAATGTATAATGGGCAGATGGATACTAATCATGCAGTTTGTTATATTGAACAAATAGTCGATACTGTTGTTACGCCACCGCCACCGAAACCTGCACCTGCAGCACCGATCATCAAGCCAATTGTCACGGTACCAAGCTATGGCGGAGGCTTCGGAGGGTACGGATTCAGCTGGTCGGCAGGCTGGAGCTGGAACTTGGGTATGCACGGCTTTGGTTTTTAACTTATAAATACTAGAAAAACATAGGAATAAATTTTATGGGCGTCGCTACAAAAGCATCTGCTACAGCAATAATCTTGAAGGAGAAGTACAAGGCAGCAGGTCTAGATTATACAGGTCTTGCCGAATACTCTGACGTTTCTGGCTATAAAAACGGAACGAATGATTACGAGATTAAAGCGCACAATGAACGCACTGCTACATGTACTGGGTTAAAGCCGAGTACAAGAGTTTGGCCACGCCTTGATGGTAGAGATCTGAGCAATTACTGCAGAGAGCCAGGAAATGCGTATGGTACCAAACTAGTTACTGATGCTAATGGTGATCTAACATTTAACTACAAGATCCCCAATGATAGTGATATGAAGTTCAGAGGCTTGAAGCACTTATTAGAAGTAAGTGATGTAGCACCGCCCGCTGGTGGCAACGGCAATGGTGTAAGTTCAGGTAAAGATGGAGCTACAACAAGATGCGGTCAATACTTATATTTTCCATCTAACAAAACTGGTTTTGAGGCTGAAGATGTTTTACAAACTTCTAACATTAGCTTAACAGAATTAAAAGCGGATTCGACTAAAACTACGGTTGTAACTACAAAAGTTGACGCAGAGTTCCCAGACTATATGTCGCAGGCATTTACTGTCCTTAAAGATGATATTGATGGAATCAGAATTAAGTTCTTGGACTTGTACTTCTCCGATAGACCAACTAATACAGGCGCCCATATGCTTGTTCAAATTAGGGAGACAGGAAAAAATGGCACTCCTACTGATAAAGTCTTGGCGCAGAGTGGGAAAGTTTATAGAAATGGCATAAATGTTTCTAACAACGGTACGGAATCAACTAGATTTTCATTCAGAGATCCTATAATTCTGAAAAATAACAGAACATATTCATTGACTCTTATACCAAGCGAAAAGGGTCATGACTTTACTGTTTGGACAGCTAGAAATAATGTTCGTGACGTTAGAACAAATGTTAATGCTCATTTTAAACCTGGAGTTGGGATGTTGTATGGATCATCTTCAGGCACTCGGTGGCACATACTAAAAAATGAAGCCTTAAAAATGAATTTACATGCGGTAGAGTATGAGACTGAATCCGAGACAGATTTTATTGCTGAAAATGATAATCTAGAATTTATTAATATTTCAGATATCAAACCGAAGCGCATAACTGGACTTAGAGGATTCCAGTTGGATGAGAAAGTTATGGGCGAATCTATACTGACTATAACTTATGACTCTGGACATACTCCTGCTGTTGGTACTATGTATCAGACAGCTGAAGCGCGAGATGGGGCTAGAGTTTCTAATGATAATTTCGCCAACGGAACTATCAGAAGCGTTATTAGTGATGATGGAACCGATACTGCTGTGGTAAAACTGGATGCTGCAGGAAACTTTGGTTATGAAGCAGGCGCTAACGTATATGTCGGCACAACGAAAGTTGGTACTGTTTCTTCATTCTCTGCCAATACAACCTTTGGTTATACCAGATTTATTAATACTGACTTTGGTAGAATACGACTAGGCGACTCTACAGCTGTTTCTTCTAATACAAACGCCAAATTTAAAACAGGCGACTTTATCCGTGGTCAAGACTTTGGTGGCAGTGCTAAGATTGAATCTGTATTGAACCCATCGATTGACGAGCTTGATATTAGATTACCATTTATTTCTGATCATAATACTGAATTAAAGTGGTATATAAAAACAACTAAAGCTGGCACGACTTCCATTACCCCTAATTGGACAGAAATAAACGGAAACAGAACACTTCAGTTCGGTAAAGACAGGCAAGTAATATACAGCAAATCTAATCTTCCAGATAAATCTATCCAACTTAAAGGGGTTATGAAAACAACTAATAAGAACGTGTCTCCTTCCGTGATAATAGATGATCTTACTCTTGTTGCTAAAAGGCAAAGAATTAATTCCACAAACGCTAATGAAGTTTCACCTGCTGGAGACAGTGCTGCGAGATATGTATCTAGGTCTTTGCGTGCCACTAATCCAAGAACAGGCGAGGCTTCTGAACGAATATTTGTCCATGGTAGTGCGTACTATCCAGATGGTTCTAATATATATGCATATATAAGAGCTAAAAATGACAACGACCCAGAAAAATTACAAGATAAAGATTATACGTTGTTGCGTGGCAGCGCATCGGGTAGATCGATTTTGGGAGAAAGGCTAGACAAGGTAAATATAGTTTTTGGTCCAGTGGCAAATACATCAGGTGAACAATTCCTTTCATCAAATAATGTTTTAAGAATGAATTCAGCTAATAATAATGTATTGGCATACAGATCTTCTGATGGATCGATACATCATGGTATTGATGACTTCCAAATTAAGATAGTATTCACAAAACCTGAAAATGCTGGAACTGCATATGCCCCAGAAATATTTGACTTAGATTGCATCAGTCATAAGACTGCTATAGAAATCGTATAGGTGGTCTGTGAATAGATTAGTTGGAGTTGCTGAAAGACCTGATTTGGTAAAAGACATAGATACTGGAATGATATATGTAGTCAATGATAGGGAACATAAAGAATATAATGCTTTAAAACTTAGAAAAGAATCTGCCGATAAAATGAAACAAGAAGTTGAAAATTTAAAATCAGATATCGATGATATCAAAAGCATGCTGACAACTTTAATAAATAAGTAAAACCACTTAAAGAGAATTCAAATGACAGTAACTGTTGCAAATACCGAACTCCTGAACAGCTTTGATGCTTGGAGGCTAAACACAAACTTTATTGCTACTGTTATCAGTAATAACGTAGTTACAGTTTCAGGGACTGGAGATACTGCTCGTGGCGGTACTGCTACTGGTGATGGTCATGTTCATGGTCAGTTTTCGGCTAATAATTTATCAACTCCTGAATTAAGTGGCGGGATAGTCGGTAATCCAGGTCCAATATCAATTACATCTAACACCACAATTGTTTCTACAGTATCTGACTTTACAGTAGACTCTGATGCCACGTTCACTTCTAACGCAAACTTTACGATTACTGGTGAGAACAGAATGATCTTGCCTAGTGTTGAGAAGATACGTGTTGGCGGTGGTTCTGATGGTCAAGTATTAAGAATACAGCAAAACAACGAACCGCATTTTAAAGATTTCAAGCTAAGAGATTTACAAGGCGATCATGCCTTTGAATTGACGCATAACGATTTAACTCTGGCTGGCGGTAATACCGCATTTAGAGATGATGGTAATTCACCGCATTTAGTTTTCTCTGGCGGTCAAAGTAATACCGATACTGTTTCCGTTTATTTGGTTGGTTCCGCTCTTTCTGGCGATTCGGATTTATACATTAAGTTAGTTGATTCTGCTGGTGACTCTGCTCTAGTCATAACTGACTCAGGTAATACTATTGTCGCTACAATTGATTCTAACGGTAATGCTGATTTTACAAATAATTTAACTGTAGATGGTGTAACAAGTTTAAACTCTACCTCTACCACAACGCTGACTGCTAATGGCGCAACAAATTTAGAATCAACATTAGACGTTGATGGTGCCACCACTCTAAACTCTACGCTAGACGTTGATGGTGGAACTACCTTAAATGCTGCCCTAGATGTTGACGGAGCAACTACTCTAAATTCAACCTTAGATGTTGATGGTGCGTCAACTCTAAATGGTCTAACAGTTACAACGTTGACTGCTAATGGCGCAGTGAATTTAGAATCAACTTTAGATGTTGATGGTGGAACTACTTTAAACTCAACCTTAGATGTTGATGGTGGGACTACATTAAATGCTGCCTTAGATGTTGATGGCGCCACTACTTTGAATTCAACCTTAGATGTTGATGGTGCGTCAACCTTACACAACCTTGATGCGATTGATGTAACTGCTAATGGTAACTTAATCATCAAGGGGAGCGCTAACCTACAAAGCACTGAGGTTACAACACTAGACGCTAATGGTGCTGTAGACTTTACATCAACCCTAAATGTTGACGGCTCTACGACTCTTAATGCGCTAACCATTACAACTCTAACCGCTAATGGCGCAGTAGATCTAGAATCAACCTTAGATGTTGATGGTGCCACTACTCTAAACTCTACGCTAGATGTTGATCTTGCTACTACTCTAAATTCAACCTTAGATGTTGATGGTGCGTCAACTCTACATGGTTTAACAGTTACAACGTTGACTGCTAATGGCAATACAATAATTAAAGGTAGTGCGAATTTACAAAGCGTTGAGGTTACGACACTAGACGCTAATGGTGCTGTAGACTTTACTTCTACTTTAAATGTTGACGGCTCTACGACTCTTAATGCTCTAACAACTACAACGTTGACTGCTAATGGTGCTGTTGATTTAAAATCAACCTTAGACGTTGATGGTGACACTTCCCTTAATGATGTAACAGTTACAACGCTGACTGCTAATGGTGATACAATAATCAAAGGTAGTGCGAATTTACAAAGCGCTGAAGTCACAACTCTAAATGCAAATAGTACAGTTAATTTCTACTCAGGAGCATTCTTCGCCAACGGTAACATTACGTTTGGTACAGATAGAACAGCTGAAACTGATGAAGCAACTAGACGTTCCCTGTGGGAAAGCGGTGCGTTGTCGACTCTCACGATATATGCGAACACTGTATTTAAAGATAATGTTACTATTCCAGGTGGTGTTACTACTGAATCGGCAGGTGCTTTCGGTAGCATAACTGTATCTGGTGAGAGTCTATTAAATGGTGATGTTACAGTCGGAAATGATGCTACTGATACTATTAGTATTGGTGGTACTATTGGTGGCGCTGTTACTCACTCAGGCGGTCAGTTATTCAATTCTTCAGGTCAGTTGGCAGTAGCTAGAATTGGCTCTGGGACTATAGCAAGCGGTAAGTTACAAGATAATTTAGTTGGCGATGCTGGGACTTATGGTAGTTCTACAGTAGTTCCTTCTATTACAGTAAATTCTAAAGGTTTAATTACATCAATATCTAACAACAATATAGCTGGGTTGAGCAACTTTACTTATACTGTAGCCAATACCACTCTTAGAATTACTTCTACTGACAGTACTGAATTTGATGTCAATCTTCCAGCTACTCAAACTGCAGCATCATCTGCAGCTGGGGATGATGTTCTTGGTTTGGCTTCGTTTAATTCAAGCCACTTCGCTGTTACTGATGGTTGGGTTAAACTTAAAAATTCAACAACTGGTCCAGTCCTTAATGTAACAGGAACTGCTAACGAAATTCAAGTAGACCGAACTCTCGGTACAACTCAAATCGGATTGCCTGATGACGTTTCGGTAACAGGTCAATTGTCTGTTGGTGAGAATGTTGTAATTACTGGTAACTTGACTGTTTCTGGAACTACAACTACCGTCAATACAACTGAGGTTAATATTGCTGACAATATGCTTGTATTGAATAGTGATGTCGGCGAAGGCGACCAACCCTCTGAGAACTCTGGATTTACTGTTAATCGTGGCGCACAGGCGAATGTTGTTTTACGTTGGAATGAAAACACCACTACTCCAGCGGATAGTAGATGGCAATTATCTGCTAATAACGCAGACTACTATGATATTCTAACCAATAATGAACAGGCTATTACAGATAGAACAGAAACAACTAGCGTTGATCGCAATAATGATTATGTATTACTATATGATGCTTCGGAAACTGGAAACACTTTAAGAAAGGCATCTATCGCTAACGTAGCTGCAGCTGGTCAAAAAGGACAGAAAGGTCAAAAAGGCGAGAAGGGCGTCAAAGGTATAGATGGCGTTATTGGTGGCGACGGTGCTGACGGTGATAAGGGTGAAAAGGGTCAGAAAGGTCAAGCTGGCGCTAAAGGTCAAAAAGGCGAGAAGGGCGTCAAAGGTATAGATGGCGTTATTGGTAGCGATGGTACTGACGGTGATAAGGGTGAGAAGGGTCAGAAAGGTCAGAAAGGTCAAGCTGGCGCTAAAGGTCAGAAAGGTCAAAAAGGCGCTCAAGGTCAAAAGGGTGTTCTTGACTTACCAGCTGTTCCTAGTGAAGATAAAGTAGTATTCTATAACGAAAGTACTCCAGGTCATGATTATGCCACGCTTGGCGATAACATTAAGACAGATGGTTCCACTCTTCTCACTAGATACATGCAAGAAGTTACTTTCGCCACAAGTTCAGGTGTAATACGATTTAACGATAACTTCGGTAGCAATGCTCCTGGCGCCAACACTGATTTAGTTGTCGATGTTGATGGTCGCTATATTATGCCATTCAATGTACGGAAAGGTGGCTCTTATGATACATATCATGATGCTTCTGGCGTTGGTGATGGTTCAAATTTCAATGTAGGTGAGGATTGGTCTCAGGCTGACACCAATAACGAACGTCGATTATATTTCGCTTCTAAGACGTTTGGTGCCCTTAATTCGGTAAATGAAACAGACGATCCAGTTTTCAACCCTGCTCTTAACACCGTATATCTGCCAACTACTAAAATTGGTCTCGCTGTCACGGGCTCTACTGCTACTACTCCAGCCACTGGTAATATCTTTCTGTCTAACGGAGTTGGTCTTACTCTTACTGGAAGTTTAAGCAACGGTTCGTACACTGCTTCGTTTGGGCTGGCTAATGACAGACGAACTTCTGGCGACGCTGATGTATATGTCGGAAATAATGACACATATACTTTCTACGACAATAATATAATCAGTTGGTTCACTGGTGGTACTAAGAGAATGGCTCTGGATAATGGCGGAGACCTATTCGTAGACAATGATGTAATCGCCATGGCTACTTCTCTACCTTCAGACGAAAGGTTAAAGGAAAATATACAAGTAGTTGATGGTGCGCTTGATAAGGTTTGTGCTTTGCGTGGCGTTACGTTCGATTGGAAAAAAGACGGAAAATCATCTGCTGGTTTGATAGCGCAAGAACTAGAAAAAGTATTACCTTCGGCTGTTAAAGAAAGAAGTAAATTGGATAGCGAAGAAGAAGTAAAAACAGTAGATTATAATCAGTTAACAGCCTTATTCATTGAATCGATTAAAGAACTTAAAGCCGAGAACGAAGAACTGAGAGCGATGATTGAGGAGTTGAAGGAGTAATCTATGGGCGCAAAGGCTAATATAATTATTGATCAGGGTACAGATTACAGCACAACTCTAACCGTTACTAACGACGATGGTACAGCTACTGACTTAGATGGATACACTGCTGCTGGTCAAATAAGAAAACATTATACTTCTTCAACCGCAACAGCTGATTTTCAAATATCGTTTAGCGATGATAGAAGCGATGGTTTGATAACAGCAACATTGGCTAGGGCGACAACTGAAGCGATGCCTGCTGGTAGATATGTTTATGATATAGAAATAACAAGTAGTGGCGACAAAAGAACAAGACTTGTAGAGGGTATAGCGACAGTAACACCGCAAGTAACACAGAGTTAGGGTTAAAACAAATATGAGTAAGAGATATGAGTAACCCGAATGGAAGACGTGTTAGCCTGAGCGAAACCACATCAATTGGCAACGTAAAACTCAGCGGAGAAAGTCAAAGTAAAGTTACACTCACCGATACAGGCAAGCCAGTAACTCTAACTACATTCCGACCTTTCTCTGCCAAATTATCCGAACTTTCAGACGTTGATGTAACACAATCTACTAATGGCGCTGTTATAATTTATGACAGCGAATCAAACTCATTCGAATTAAATGATGTAATTATATCAGATGGGCAAAAATTAATATTTGACGCACCAGTAGATATAAATGGCAATTCAATAAAACTGACAGCGAATAATCAAACTGATTCCATTGACACAGGAGTATATGCTTTATATGTTGATGGGTCAGCTAATAACTTCTCAGGTTTCTTTAGAGACGCAAGTGACGGTGGTAAATTTAAATTCTATAAAGGGTTGACTTCTGAGCCTTCTTCAGAAATAAATACAAGCGACCCATCTTATTCTATGGGAGAAGTGGTAGCAGTTATTGATGGTGGGGAATATTAATTTTATATATACATTAGGAATGGCGTTTTAGCTTATATAAGTCTAGCCTTTCTAATTAATAAACCTTACATAAGGTAATGACCAAAGGTTCCATAGATATGGCAGACAAGTCTCTCATAAAAATCAAGCGCAGTAGCGTTCCTGGCAATGCCCCTGATACAACTAATATTGTAGAGGGCGAACTAGCACTCAATACCGCAGATCAAATACTCTACTCTCGTGGAGGAGATCAGGTATTTGAGGTTGGGGCTAACGTATCTTCTGTATCTATTTCTGGAACGCAAGTAATTGATGAATCTGGTAACTGGGTTGGTGACAACTCAGGGTTAAAAGGTCAGAAAGGTTCGAAAGGCGAACTCGGGATACAAGGCGTTGAAGGTCCAAAGGGGCAAAAAGGAGAAATTGGTCCAAAGGGTGAAATAGGAGTTGGCGAAAAGGGTTCCGAAGGTCTTCAAGGCGCAATTGGTGAAAAGGGTCCAATAGGTCAACAGGGTCTACAAGGCGATCAAGGTCCAAAAGGTCAAAAGGGCGAAATCGGTCCAAAGGGTGAAATAGGAGATGGCGAAAAGGGTTCCCAAGGTTCTAAAGGCGAGCAAGGTCCAAAAGGTCAAAAGGGCGAAATCGGTGTTAAGGGTCAGACAGGCGCTGGTGAAAAGGGTCAGAAAGGTGATCAAGGTCTAACTGGTGAAAAGGGCGAAATCGGTCCAAAGGGTAGCGCAGGAATTGGTGTAAAGGGTCCGCAAGGAAACAAAGGGACTCAAGGTCTAACTGGGGAAAAGGGCGATACTGGTCTAAAGGGCGAGCTTGGTCCCAAGGGCGATAAGGGGGAACAAGGTTCTAAAGGTGATCTAGGTCCAAAAGGTCAAAAGGGCGAAATCGGTGTTAAGGGTCAGACAGGCGCTGGTGAAAAGGGACAGAAAGGTGAAGTTGGCTCTAAAGGCGAACTAGGATTACAAGGCGATAAAGGTCAAACAGGCGCTGGTCAAAAGGGTCAGAAAGGAGAGGTTGGTCAGAAAGGTCAAACTGGCGCAGACTCAACCGTAGCTGGCGATAAAGGTCAAAAAGGCGAAACTGGCGCAGACTCAACCGTAGCTGGTGCCAAAGGTCAAAAAGGCGCAGAAGGTCCACAGGGTCCACAAGGTAACTTTGGTGGCGCTTCGTTCGAGTATGAGTTTGGCGGTCAAAGCGGTGCTGGCGATCCTGGCTCTGGAAAATTCAGTGTTAATAGTTCGAATCCCGTAAATGTAACTCAAATAAAAATAGATGATGTCGATATAAACTCTACTGATATTCAATCGTATCTAAGAACTATTGATGATTCTACATCAACAATCAAAGGTCATGTTAGGATATCTGAGACGGCTGATTCAAGTGTATTCGCTATATACGCAATTTCTGGGACAAACCAAGAAGCTAGTGGATACCATATCGTCGCTGCGTCCTATGTATCAGGGTCGATCTCCAACAATGTAAGTTTTGATACTGGTGTCAACCATATCTTGACTTTTGCTAGAACTGGTGACGTGGGTGATAAAGGTCAGAAAGGTGAAACTGGCGCAGACTCAACCGTAGCTGGCGATAAAGGTCAGAAAGGTCAAGATGGTGTTAAGGGACAAACTGGCGACAAAGGTCAGAAAGGTCAAGGCGGTACTGACGGAAATGATGGAACTGATGGTGACAAAGGTCAGAAAGGTTTGAATGGCAGCAAAGGGCAAAAAGGTCAGGCAGGAACTAACGGAACAGACGGATCCGATGGCGATAAAGGTCAGAAAGGTCAAGGCGGTACTGACGGAAATGATGGAACTGATGGCGACAAAGGTCAGAAAGGTCAAGATGGCGATAAGGGACAAAAGGGACAAACTGGCGATAAAGGTCAGAAAGGTCAAGGCGGTACTGACGGAAATGATGGAACTGATGGCGATAAAGGTCAGAAAGGTCAAACTGGCGCAGACTCAACCGTAGCTGGCGATAAAGGTCAGAAAGGTGAAACTGGGGATAAGGGTCAGAAAGGTCAAACTGGCGCTGATTCTACTGTCGCTGGTGACAAAGGTCAAAAAGGTGAAGTTGGCTCTAAAGGTCAAAAGGGACAAACTGGCGCTGATTCTACTGTGGCTGGTGACAAAGGTCAGAAAGGTGAAACTGGCGCAGACTCAACCGTAGCTGGCGATAAAGGTCAAAAAGGTGAAGTTGGTCAAAAGGGGCAAACTGGAGCAGACTCAACCGTAGCTGGTGACAAAGGTCAGAAAGGTGAAGTCGGCTCTAAAGGTCAAAAGGGACAAACTGGCGCTGATTCAACAGTAGCTGGCGATAAAGGTCAGAAAGGCGAAACTGGTGCTGATTCTACTGTGGCTGGTGACAAAGGTCAGAAAGGAGAGGTTGGTCAGAAAGGTCAAACTGGTGCTGATTCTACTGTGGCTGGTGACAAAGGTCAGAAAGGTGAAACTGGTGCTGATTCTACTGTGGCTGGTGACAAAGGTCAGAAAGGTGAAGTTGGCTCTAAAGGGCAGAAAGGTCAAACTGGCGCAGACTCAACAGTAGCTGGCGATAAAGGTCAAAAAGGCGAAACTGGCGCAGACTCAACCGTAGCTGGCGATAAAGGTCAGAAAGGTGAAGTTGGCTCTAAAGGGCAGAAAGGAGAGGTTGGTCAGAAAGGTCAAACTGGCGCAGACTCAACCGTAGCTGGTGACAAAGGTCAGAAAGGTGAAACTGGTGCTGATTCTACTGTGGCTGGCGACAAAGGTCAGAAAGGCGAAGTCGGCTCTAAAGGTCAGAAAGGCGAAGTGGGCTCTAAAGGTCAGAAAGGTGAAGTCGGCTCTAAAGGTCAGAAAGGCGATGGTTTTGATACAGCAACTAACGTATCGCCAAGCGGTTATATAGGTTCTGGTGGTTACCAGATGTTTAACTCTGACGGAGAACAAGTTTCACATTTCACTCCAAACTCTACAAATTTCTCTCGGACTGTTGAGGCTGCTGGCATACCTCCGCATGACACACAGAACAATGCTAGTGACGATTTTCCTTCAGCAGCTGGCAAATTAAAATTCTTGTACCTTAGTAGCCAAATAGCGGTTATGCGGATTCATTTTAATACTGCTGGGGGAACGAATCAGGCTTATTCTTTATCAAATGTCAGACCTTACGATCATGTCATGATTAGGTCTGACGACAATAAAGAAAAATACCTTTTTGCTGAAGTATATAATGTTGCAAGAAACACAAGCTCTAGTGCCTTGTACCTTGATATTTGGATTCAAAGGTACTCAGGTGGACCGCTCACTCTTAATCCACCAGGATCTGGATCTAGCCTTTGGGCTGATCTTGAAAGTGCATTTGGTACTGATGACGTTACTGTTCAATATGTAAACACAATAGCTGCTGGTACCAACACAGTTCCTGGCGCCTCAATAGCCATCGGAAATGGAAATGCGTCAAATAAATACAAACTTAGATTAAATGGTGAGTACCATACTGGAGGGCAACACTACAACTACTATCCTGTTGATATAGGAACGACAAGTAATTACCATGGAGACCTTTATTCAGTATATACTTCTATGTGTTTTGAAACATACAGTCAGTATCAAGGGTTTGTTTGGAGATATAAGACTGCTAACTCTTCATTGGGTGCTGGTATGGCACTGAGAGCTGATGGTAGGTTGAATGTTGCTTATGGTATTAGAGTTGGTGCTGGCGTCAATGATACGGTTGATGTTTCTTCGACATACAGGTTATACGTTTCAGGTCAAATATA